CAAATTCTTTAATAATTAGCTGGCCTGGTAGTTTATCAACTAAGGATTGGACTTTATCTTTATGTTTAGAAATAGAATCAACACCTATATTAGTAAAATAAGCATCATACCTTCTACCAACATAATCTTCACTTAACTCTAAAGTATAATGAAGAACATTAAATCCTAATTTAACAGCATATCCTCCTAAGGCAACTAATGTCCACGATTTACCACCTCCAGGGTTACCAAATATTAATCCAAAATCCCCTCTACCTAAACCACCTTGCATTATGTTATTAAATTTTTCCCAAGGTGTTGGAATTATAATTCTGGATTCTTCTCTATATCGGGATTCAGTATCTTTATTATACTCATGGCCAATGTTTTTATCTCCACCTGCTTTTAAAGCATTGTCAACTAACAATCTGATAGAGTCATAATCTCCAGCATTCAATAAATCTACTGAGCTAAGGAGTGCTTTTTTTAGTTGTTGGTTTTTACAAAAATTAGCAAATTCTTCTTCAACATATTTTAAATCATCCTCAGATGATTGATAAGCTTCTCTAAGTTGCTCCTTAATAGATACTTGAAGTACTTCATTAGTTACTTTTTTAGTCTCAACCTTTAATACCTCCATTGTAGGAGTGGTATGATACTTATCATAATATTGGAGAATCTGTTGAATAACCCACTTATGAGCTTGGTTATCGAAGTATTCATCACTCAAAACATCATGGATATTTTGGAGGAATTCTTTATGAGTAAGTAATGAAGACAGTACCTTAATTTGAAAACCAGTACCGTATGATTGTAAAGTATTAAGCGTCATAAATCTTTAAATTAGAAAAAGTGTCTTTAACCCAAAATTCAGTGTTTTTAATTATATGGTTTAACCCATCTTCATTATATAAAGTTAAGAAATCTAACACGCGTAAACTAACTACTTTTTCTTTAATTTTGTTATCTATAAATTCTTTTTCATTATCATCTAAAAGTGGATTACCTAAATCCATAATTTTATAATGGTTTTCAACACTTGTCCAGTCATGAAGAATCCGAGCGTATACTACTCCTTCTTTTAATCGTTTTACACTTAGATCATATATATCTTGAAGTTCTAATCTGTCCCCAACTAATTCAGGAAATTTTTTCAATACACCTTTATTTCCAACACCTTTCACACCTGAAATTTTATCTGAAGTGTCTCCTACTAAGGTTTTATAGAAAATAAAGTTGTGGGGAGGCACACCAAATTTATCAATTACAGTTTTAATATCATAAAAATCTCTTTCTATTGGTCTATAAACTGTGATATTGTTATTAACTAGTTGAAGGAAATCTTTATCACTTGATACTATTACAACTCTAGAATTATATTTTTTATCTAAAATTGTAGATAAATGAGAAATAACATCGTCAGCTTCAGACTTATCAATTGATATGACTTTAATAGGTAAACATTTTAAATACTGGATTAGACGTATAATCTGGTCAATTTTAGCGTCATGTTCTTCATCAAGATTTTCAAAGATTTCCCAATTAGTAATTCTAACATTTCTACCAGATTTGTATTCAGGGAGTAGGTTTTTCCTATTAGTGGAAGAACCTACCCCATCAAATACAACATAAACTGATGTTGGTTGGATTTGTTTAATAAGTGAACCTAAAGATCTTAGAAATCCAGCTAAACCCCCAATGTGAGTACCTTCTTCATTTATAAAATTTAAAACAGCAAAGTTTCTTAAAAATAAATTTAATCCATCTATAATTAAAACTCTATCATGTTTATTACTTTTAGGTAAATCATTCCCAGGCTCAATATTATTGAGCATTGTAAGATACTCTTTTTTTTCCATTTTATTCTGGTTCTTCAGTATAAGAAGTTATATCTTGAATGTCTTCTGAGTCTTCTTCAATAATATTAAAGTCCATACCTCCTAGTAATTGGCTCCATTCTTTAGAATGACTATCTTTATAAGCTTTAAGCTCTTTTTCACTATCATTAACAAAACCGTGAGGAGTCATTATTATTCTACCTCTAGTTGTTACTCCATTAATGTGGTTTTTATCAATTTGAAGATTAGTGCGTTTAGCAAATTCTACCTGTTTACCATCTTTAATAGCTTTAATTTTAGATGTACCAGCGTTAGAAACATTACCAAATGTAACTACAAAAGTAGCATCAAACCACATAGCCCAACCTCCCTTATTCATCAATTTTGGTTGGCTCATAGGTGTTTCAGCTTTAGCTGTCCATACTTTATTAATACAAACTAATGTATTAGTATATGGTGATGATTCTTTTCTTGAAAGTAGAATCTTTTGATTAACATTATTTCCAAATTGGGTACTCATAGCTCCGGCGTTCCATTCATTATTGTTTTTATTAGAACGAACTGAGAGTTCACAAGGAACAGATCCAATAGAATCCCAAAGGAATAATAAATCATAAGGTAAATTACCTTTCTTTTGTTCATCTACTAAATCTAAAATGAACGCAGCTACATCTTCAATTGTATTTAATGATCCCCTATCAGCATAAATAAAGAAACCTTCATAATCATTAATTTCACCTGTTTCTTCATCTACTTTAAGATTAACTTCAAGTCCCATTTGTATAGCATGATCCCAATTCCACTTCATTTCAGTAATGATAAACACAGGAAGTACTTTTCTCTTTTGGGCAGAGACAGCCGCTTCAATTAAAGCGGTTGTCTTGCCTGTATCAGAGTGACCCCTAAGTAGAGTAATATGGCCCATAGGAATACCAGGAATTGAAGTCACATCTTGGAAAGCTGTTGAAAGAGGAATCCAAGCTTGGTCTTTAAATTTGACATTTGATTTAAGAAGTTTTTTCTCCTTAAATTTATTTAAGTCAAATCCTGATTGTAATTCTGAAGATACTGCTTCAGTTAGTGATTTTTTTCTTGCCATTAGCTGAAGAGTTCGTCAAATTTATCAAGTTTGTTTTGTTTTAGGGGTGTCTTCAAATTGTAATTTGTTTGGGACACCCCTTTATCAAAAGGGAGATCACTTTCATCTTCTGATGTTTCATCATCAATAATATCTCCTTCTTTAGCCTCATCTTCAGGGCTTAAAAACTCTTGAAGGAAATCTTTAATCTCATCAAAAGTATGCTTTTGAAATAAATCAAGAGGATTCTTTTGTTCATTTAACCATTTTTCAACTTCACTACTGTTTTCAGAAAGTGGAGTTTGTTTAGTACGAACTCTAACTGATGATTTGTTATAAGCTGTACCTGTAGATTCAGGTCCGATTGTGTCTACAGTAATATCACGACCAGACATAATATCAGTATAATCACCAATATCATCATCATCTGCCATACTTAACAATTCAAGATATAAAGCCTTACCAAACTGCCATAATTTTACACCTTCATGTTCTTCACCTCGAACAATTACAGGTACAAAAATTCTCATTTTAGGATCCAATTTTTTAGCTAAACGCCAATTTTCCTTATCACTAGTTTGACGTAATTGTTTAGCAAATTCTACAATTGGATCTTTTTCTCCATAATTAAGAGGAGAAAATATTGTACGAGCTCCAATCCCATAATGAAAATAGGCTTCAGTAAAAGGATTAGACTTATTAAATTTACTAGGAACAATTCTAACTACTTGTTTACCAACACTTGGTTTCCAAAAGATGTTTTTGTCAGTTCCACCTCCCTTAGTTTGTTGTTGTTGAAGGGAATTCAACTTACTTTTAATTGCATTTAAATCCATGATATAACGTTTTGTTTAAAAATTTTTTCTTTTAAAGATAATAAATATGATAAAAAAGGCCAAACTAAGTTGGCCTTCTTTTTTATATTTATTTTTATTTACATATCAACATCATTACTATATTTCATAGTAAGGGCGTCTAAAGCTGTTCTTACTTCATCAGCAAAAGTTTCAACATTTGGATAAGTGTTTATTCTTTCTTGATAAAAATCATCTAATAAATCAGCGACTTCCTCTTCAGATTGAATTTCACTTAAAGTTTTTTTTGACAAAAATTCATTTAAGAATCTATCATTTTCATCTAAACCAGCTTTTTTAGCTGCTTTTTTGATTTGAGCATCTGTAGGTTCTTTATCTCCTTTTTTATTGTCTTCTTCATCCTCATCTTTTACTTTCTTTTTTCTACCTCTGGTTTCAGGGGCATTAGGATCTCTTTCAGGTTTACTAAATTTCTTTAATTCTGAGGTAATTAAGATATATCCTTTATCTTGGAGGACTTTAAGAAAGGTATTAGCTTGAGCTGAGTTATTCCATCCTTCAATAGCATCTAATACTTCTTTAGAAGTAAAGTTTGCTTTTTTTAAGACATTAGTTAATCTATCCATGTCCTCAGGAGTAAATCTACTCTTTGGCTTTTTCTGACCTGGTGATTTGTAGGTTTTAAGAAGATTGTTAACTTTACTCATGAAAGATCTAATATCAGCTGTACTAGCATCTTTAGCTAACATAAAAGTGTTTGATGTACGGGCCATTTCATCTAAGAAAGATTCGTTGATTTCTTCATCAGTCATAGCTTCTTCCATATAGTCATCATCTCCTTCTTCAAGGAAAAGTTTAGCTACTTTTTCTACATCTTTATCTTCTCCTTCATCTAAACCTCCAAAGTCATAACCATCAGGATAAAGCTCAGGATCAGGATCTAAGTTTTCATTTAATCTGGCTTTTAAACCTCCTTCAGCCAAATACCTTCTTAAGTCAAAATTATTCATAATTCTATTATTTGATGTATTTTAGTTTTTAATTGTTTTAATTCATTATGTTGAGTCAACAATATAGTATTCTTATAATGTTGCCAATTCACTTTATAATAAATATCAACAACTCCTCCATTTAATCGTTTTATTAACTCATTTAGCGCATTTATTGTATAAAGCGTATTAGATTCTTTCTTTCTATGAACCAGTATAGTATTAGGTAATACATTATTCATACTAGCGGGGTCAACGTTGTATGTACAAACATACTCATCATTACTTTTTACATATAAAATAAAAATTTTATTGTAAAGTATATCATAATTATATTGTATTTCTTGCACTAGGCCATCCAAACCCTCCAACGTAGTAAAAGTGCAAAATAATTTATTATTCATTTAGTTTCTAATCTTGATCTAGGGAAATGTGTGATTAATATCCGGGGTATACATATCACACAGACTTTAGAGAACCGTATCTGACCCCCCAAGACATTTTTACCTTAAAATCATAGGCATTAAAAACTTTTAGTATAGTCTCAATTGTATCTCTTTCGGTTTTATCTACATCAAATAAAAAGGAATCGTAAGTATAATGAATTATTTTAGTGTTCTTACTTTTAATAATTTTTATTATTTCTTCTAAAATAAGAATATTATAATATGTTTCTGTATTTTGAAGGATGTAATTAAGTAATTTTTGTTTTTTTAACTCCTTAGTTTTAAAAACATATCCTGATTTGCAAATTACTTCTTCTTTAGAGCTTAAATCTTCTAAGTATTGGTCTACTTTTTTAAAGTAATCTAACTCTTTATATTCTTCAAATACACCACCATATAATTGTTTGAATGTAAGTTCTTTAGAGGTTTGATAATCAACTCCATACATCTCAGCAAATGATTGATGAATATCATCATGTTCAAACTTATACCCAATCATTTGAGCTATAATAGTAGGATGATAAGCGCTAATATCTATTTCTAATAGAAAATCATTCCCAGCTATAAACGCGTCTCTACAACCTGATTTTTTATCTAAGGCAGCATAGTTAATATTATTAAAACTATTTGAAGGACGAGTTGTTGTGGTTTTAAGATTAAATTGAGTGAATGTTTTATCTGTCTCAATTCTAAAATGTTCCTTAAATAAAATAGGGTCTACTTTAATACCTTCTTGTTCAATCCACCAAAATACTGAAGTGGCTTTATCATTGTAAAATTCAAAGTATGGTGGTTTCTCAAGGTTAAAAATATGTTTTACCTGAGAAAATATTAGCTCACAATATTCATAATGTTTAACTATAGGAATGATTGAGTTTATATTACCTATATTAGAATATTGGTTGTAAAAATGGTCATAAATAGGGAGTTGAGTTTGTATATCAAAAGTTGATATAAAATACAAATCACTAACTTGCTTTAATAGAAAATAATGTAGGAATTCCTTCTTATCTCTAACAAATATCTCCTCAAATCCCTGGAGTGTTTGGTAAATGTGTTGTATATCTATAGGAAGAGATTCAGAGTGATTGGTAGATACTATATATCCTTTAGTATCATCTATTTCTCTAATATAGATACAAGAAATATCATTTTGTGTAGGGTGAATTTTATTATTTAATGAAATTATCTCTACAAATACTTTCTTAAACTTTTTCTCCCTAAACTCTCTTAACTTCTCTTCTGTCTCTATTAACCAAAACATTCAAGTTTAAAGTTAATAAATAATTTTTAAAAGGCCAATCTTAATTATTGTTAGGTATATAAAATTCTAAAGAGTTTTTTAAAAATAAACTTAATTTAGGAAAATTGTCTTTTTTTTGTTTTAATAATACTATAGAAGTATTTATCCTACATACTTCTTTTTCATCCCCAGTTAATTTCCAATTAAGTTTAAAAGGTTTATATAAAGCATATATACTACCTTTTTTATTTTTTATAGCATTGTTATAATTTTCTTCATTAGTTTCAATATAGATTAACTCGTTTCTTTTTTTAAAAAAATATCTAGTAAATTCTCCTAATTGGTAATTTGTAGATGTAGGTTTGGGTTTTATATATTGAGGTGGGTATATTTCAAGACTAATTTTTCCTTTATTTAAAATTTTATTATAATTATCAGACTCAGGATTTAAAAAAGTTAATTGTTGATCAATTGGAACATTAGTTATATCTTTTCCTCCATCATATTCTGGGTATAGTCTTTTACTGACACCATCATATGGGGTTTTACCGGTAAAAACTAGCCCATTAAATAATTTGTAATAAGGGCCAATATAGTGCTCACCTGTGGAAGCTATAATATATTCACCTCCGGCAGTATATAAATTGGTTTGAATTCGACTTTTTGGAAAATAAGGCATTTTTTAAGTATTACGTCCTTTTATATATATCCAATTTGTAGGATCAATTTGGGAAAGATTTCTTTGTTCATTTTCTCCAAAAAGCCAAGAGTTCCAGTTATCAGTTTTAGGAACAGTATGTAATTGAAAATGTAAATGTGCTCCTGTTGATCCTCCACTATTATCTGCTATACCTAGTAATTGGCCTCTTTTAAAAGAAGATCCTACAGTTAAATCTGGAGATAAGCAGGGTAAAAGTCCATTATTAGCTTTTTCTAAATGCATAAATACAGCATAAAGTTTGGCTCCATCTTTAACTCTAAACCTTTTATCATTTTTATCTCTACCTAATTCAGATATTAAAGAGTTGTATAAGTAGGGGGCATCATTTTTTAATGAATTTGTATCTATTTGGATTACAATATAAAATCCTCCTCCTGTTGATCCGTTACCTCCTTGAGCTCTTACATTGGTTATAGTACCATCCCAAACAGCATAAAGAGGATATTTAGTAGCAGTACCAATGATATCTATATCAATTCCTCTATGAGGAGCAGCTCTTTTTATATCTTCTCTAGGATTGATACCTGTAAATCTAGATGTAATAGCCCCAGGACTATTTCCTAATGGACCATAAAATAAAGTCCATCCTACAGGATTATTTCCTTTGGCCGCTTTAAACTTTGGAAGAGGTTCTCCAGCAAATTTAGGAGAAGAAGCTAATAAAGTAGAACAATTTCCTTGAGATTGAGCAGCTGCTGAGTTTGAAGTATTAGGTTGTGAAAGTGAATTAGATGAAGGGCCTGTAGAATTAGAAGGTAAAGCTGAACTATTAAATGTTTTAGTCCGAGTTTGGGATGTCTTAGCGTCTATGTTTTTAGGAATAGAAAGACCATCAATAGAAGTAACCCATCCTTTATTATCAACTTTATGGGATATTCCTTTTGTTAAAAATTCAATTTTATTAACATAATTAGGAGGTAAAAGATCTTCATTAATGGAATATTTTTGATATATCTTCATCCCACTTAAACCCATCATAGTAATATCTAAACTTAAAGGAATAAACCCTATAGCTGGGATTTTGGCAGGTGAACCGTCAGAACCTTTTTGGCTTAATTGTCCTGTAATATAATTAAAATATGATTTAGAGTTTGATTTATAATTTTCTACATCTTCTTCATCTACTTTTAATTGTATATAAGTTAAAAGATAATTATAAATCTTTTTAGCATTTTCAGCAAAAACTTCTTCAGGAGTTTTTTTACTACTTTCTTCACCCTCAGTTGTAGTAGTTGAACTAGTTCTATCTTGTTTTTCTTTGATTATTCTATCAATTAACCCAACATTCCATTCACTAAAAGCAGTAGCATTTTCTCCAACAG